TATTATGGAAGAAGAAGGAAACGGATTAAGCGTTCAGGAATTTAGCGAGAAATCGCCCGACGTTGATGACTTGAAACGAGATTTTGACGATGCGAAGGCGAACCTTTCGTTTTGGATGGATAAGGCGGAGGATGGACGGGAATGTCGATTCAACGAATGGGCGGGCAAGAATGATACGGGCAAAAAGCTCGGCCCCGAGGCATTTCCTTGGGATGGCAGTTCCGATCTCAGTCCTCAGCTCATAAATCCACTGATCGAGGGTGATGTTGCCCTGCTTGGCCAATCGCTTACTCAAGCTAACCTTGTGGCGGCTCCCGTTGAATCGGGTGACGTTGCTTCGGCCAAGCTTGTAAGCGAGTTTCTTCGCTGGCGGATGGGATCGATGGAAGAACTTCAGCGAGAAGCCGCCATCGGTGCGAATTATCTTTTACAAAATGGACTGACTTTCTTCGGCACTTCATGGAAGAGGGAAACCACTCGGACTTTTCAATCGGTCAACTTAGAGGAGATTGCTCAACAGTCCCCCGAGTTGGCAATGGCGATCCAAGATCCCGAGATGAAGGATGGAGTGGCGGCAATGTTTTCGGAAGCCTACCCAAAACTAAAGAAGGGTCGGATCAATCGAGTAATTAAAGAACTTCGAGAGGAGGGAGTGAGCGAAATTCCGACCGAAAAAGTGGTCGAAAATAGACCGTGCGTAAAAGCGTACGAATTGGGCAGAGAGATCATCGTGGACAGCAATGTGATCGACTTAGAGTCGGCTCGGGCAATTTACTGCATTCATTATTTTAGCCCCGAGGCGTTGAAGCAAAAAGTCAATGATGGATGGGACTCCGATTGGATTGACGAATTACTTGAAAATTCAAAAGGGACTTATGCCGACGAGAGCTACTCAAGCAACATGATGACATATGGCTCCGCCTCGGGCTATGGTGATGAACATTATGACGGCATGGTTCGAGTAATTGTTGCTTATCGCAAAGAGATCGACCCAACCGACGAGGTTCCTGTTGTCACACAAACTGTATTTGCCGACGAGGTGGAAGGTGCGGCCTACCACAAGCCGATTCAATATGATGAAGGGCGTTATCCGTTCGTTTGTATTACAAGGGAAAGCTTGAACCATCGCCTGCTCGACTCAAGGGGCTATCCCGAACTTTTAAAGGACTACCAATCGGCTGTTAAGGCCGAGATGGACTCACGGCGCGACCGCGCCTCGATGAGTACGATGCCACCTGTCGAATATACTGCCGGTCGGAAGCCCGAGCGGATTGGTCCAGGTGCTCAGATACCCGTGAGGCGACGGGGAGAGTCGGGTTTCTTCGAGATCCCCCGATATAGCCCCGCCTCGATGGAGGTGGAAATGCAACTCAGGCAATTAGCCAGCCGAATCACAGGCCGAGCAACTTCCGATTTGGATGCAGTCGAGGCAAACACCGTTCGACAAAACTTGGTTAATCGCTGGCTGATGGGATGGAAGCAAATCCTCAAGCGTGTATGGTGCCTAGACAGGGCTTATGCGGGCCCTAGCGTATGGTTTCGGGTTACTAATAATGAACAGGGTGCGACTCTGATCATGGACGAGACAAGCGAGCTTTATGATTTTAATATCAGTTGGAACTCGATGAATGCGGACGAGTCGAAGGTGATTGAGAAACTCGACACCGTGGGCAAGTTGATGGCTCAGTATGACCGAAGCGGACAGGCTCGCTATGACATTTACCTTCGCAAGGTAATCGAAGCCATCGACCCGAATTTGGCCAATCAATTGATTGCCCCTCAACAGGAGGCGACCGACAAGGAGATCAAGGAAACTTCGGCCGACTTCGCAAAGATTGCATCGGGACAGGTAGTGAATGCCCCGCAAAACGCCAATTCTCAACTTCGTCTGAGCGTCCTTCAAAGCATCGTCCAAGGGACCGAAGAGATCCCCGCACAGGACGTCCAAGAAAGGCTTCAACAGGACGAAGGATTTGCCGCTCGTATTAATCAATATGTTCAGGCTCTCGAGTTTCAGCAACAGCAACAACGCAATGCCCTGACGGGCCAATTGGGCGTAGCCCCTGGCAACGTGCCAGGCTCGAGCATGGCGGCGTAAAGGAGAAATACAATATGCACGGAAAAGGAAAATGTGGAATGAAAATGCCTAAGAAAAAAGCACCTAAGAAACGCAAAGTAGTACGCAAAGTAAAAAAGGGTAAGGGCTATTAAAGGGGTCAAGCATTACACTCGGGACGGGAAGGCTTGGAGCCGAGGAATGCACAAGATGAAGAATGGCGTTCTGCATTCGGGCAAGACTCATACTGCTTCGAGCAAAAAACTTTTCCATTTTGGCCAACTTTCCGACAAGGCGAAAAAGATGGCTCGGACACAACGAGGTAAATAATGCCAGCAGGAAAGCCAAGAAAAGTAAATAGCCCCCGTCGAATCCGTGCGGGTGAGCCTGGCCACGGGAAGAAGAAGTTCGTCGTCTTGGCCTCGGAGGGCGGGAAGACGAAAACGATTCGATTCGGCGATGCGAACATGAAGATCCGCAAGTCCAACCCGAATGCCCGAAAGTCTTTTCGGGCGAGGCACAAATGCGATCAGAAAAAATCAAAACTCACGGCAGGCTATTGGTCCTGCAAGAAATGGTAAAATGCCAAAAGACGCCTGCTATAAAAAAGTAAAAGCTCGAGTAAAGGTTTTCCCTTCTGCTCGAGCTTCGCAACAAATTGCCAAATGTCGAAAGTCCAAGGGTCAGGTTCGCAAGACCAAGGCGGGCTCCTCGTTAAAGCGATGGGGCTCAGAAAAATGGCAAGACACTCGGACGGGCAAGCCGTGCGGGCAGGGCAAGTCGAATGAATATTGCCGGCCGACCAAACGAGTCTCGAGCAAGACTCCCAAGACAAAATCGGAGATGAGCAAGAGCCAATTGAAAAGAAAGAAGGCCGAGAAAAGTAAGGTCGGCATGGGCCGCCGAGTAACCCCTGTGAAAAGAAAAAAATGACTTTAAGCGATGCAATACTAAGCCTAAAAGGCCGAGATGATTTTGAAGTAGTCCGAAAATTTATAGAAGACCAAAAGGACTTTTGTTTGTCGGACTTTCAAGATCCCGAGTTGATCGACAACCCAAGCAAGCTCGCTCGATTGGCGGGCGAGATCGGTGGATTGGTCCGCATCGTTGAAGCTCTAAAAGATCCCGATGAATCCGACACCCCATGAACAGTTTAAACGAGCCCACAGGGCTTTGCTGAATCGATGGATCGAGGAGTCTGACATCGAGGATGTTGAGTTGGCCAAGATTGCAGTCAACGATTTAAACGAATGGCTCGATGAGGAAAGCGTTGAGTTCGAGGCGGATTTTGAAGTTGATGAATGAAAATCCAAAACTATCAACTCGGGGCACTGTACGAGGCCGAGTTCGAGGCTGAAAGCCTGCGAAGAAAATTCATCCCCAATCGCCCCACTTATCCCGTTAGTTGGGATTTTTTAGTGGACTGCCCTAAAGGGCTTCTGAAAGTCCAGGTCAAGGGGACTTCGTCTATGGGAACCGACAAAAGCTATAAAATCATGGCAAGCACAGGCTCCCGAGTAAAAAAGCCAATCGGTGACGAGGTTGATGTTTTAGCCTGCTGGATCGATCCCGTCAGATGTTGGTACATCATCCCGACGAGCATAAAGCCGACAGTCACGATTCGCCTGTTCGCATCGACCAATCGATCATCCTCGAAATACGAAAAGTATCGGGAAAATTGGTCCCCGTTTTACGCCCACGGGTAATTTTCCCGACCTCTTGCGAAAATTGGAATTGGCGGACCATCAGGCCCGCAGAAATCCAAGAGAGTGCGAACTCTTCAAACGCAGGAAAATATGGCAGAGACAGAATCGACCGAGGCTTCGGGTGTAACAACGGAAGCAGAAACAGAAACGCAGGGACCAATCACCAATCTTGAGCAATTGACGGCATCGTTCGTCGAGAAGGTCGAGGAAAGTGAGGAAGCCCAACAGGAAGCCGAAGCTTCGACCGAGTCCGAGACTCAGTCAGCAGATGCGGAATCCGACAAGACAGACGTTCTTTTACAGTCAACCGAAGAGGAATCGGAAGAGGAATCGGAGGAAGTAGTTGAGGAGGAGGAGGAAGAAGCTGAAGAAGCCGAAGCCGAGCCACCCAAAGCAGTAGGCAAGTTGCTCAAGCAAGTTAATAAACTAACTGCTCGAGCGAAATCCGCAGAGGAAAATGCCAACGCTCTGAAGGCCGAGATTGACGCTCTAAAAGCCAATCCACAATCCGCTACTGAACCGCAAAAGCCGGCACTTGAGGATGTAAATACCTTTGAAGGTTTGGAGTCCTTAAGAAAGGAAGCTTTAGCGGCCAAGAGGTGGAGCCTACAACATATCGGGAAAGACTTCGTAGAATCGGGGGGGAAAGAATATTCGGATGAGGACATTCGAGGAATACTGACTCAAGCCGAAGACTATCTAACCGAGAAGATCCCCGAAAGGGCTCAACATCTTCAGTCCCAAGCCCAATGGGCTAAGGACACTTCAGCAACTCATCCGTGGATCGAATCGAGCGAAGGCTTTGAGGATCGAAAAGAAATTTTCGAGCAAATCAGAAACCAATATTCGCAAGTTCTAGGATCACTCCCGAACGCTGATTTTGTAGCGGCCACCCTCGCAAGAGGAGTCGAAGCAATTCAAGCGGAAAATTCAAAGGTGAGCAAGGCACCGACCAAGAAGAGAAAAGTCAAAGCCCCACCGCCTAGCGAAATCGGAGATTCCTCGCCACCCGTCAGCACGGCGGCCACTCGGTCAACTGTAGAAAAATCGAAAATTTTGGAGCGAGGAAGACTCTCGGAAAACGATCTTGCCGCATTTCTTGCGGACTAAAATTTACAAAACTTAAAATAAAGGAATATATAAAATGGCTATTGCAACAAGCTACAATGTTCTCAGTACCAAAGGTGCTAGGGAAAATTTAGAAAATGTGATGAAGACGGTCTCTCCACACGAGACGCCAATTTACAGCACAATCTCCCAATCCGCCGCTCCAAAGGCGACTCTTAACGAATGGCTCGTCGATTCACTCGCCGACCCTGCTGGCTCTTCTGCCGCAACGAATGCTGATGGCGTTGACATCACTTTGTCGAATGCCGCCAACTTGATCGATACACGGGCTAGACTCGGAAACCGAGTTGCCACCCTTCGCGACATCTTCGCTGTTTCACGTCAAGCGGAGATGGTTGATGTGGCTCCAGGTGGTTCACTCTTTGCCGCATCTAAGGCCAAGAGCTTAATCCAACTCAAGAATAGCCTTGAAGTGGCAATCGCGTCGAATAACGACCAAGCCGCAGGGGACGCTAGTAATGGCGCCACAATGTGCGGACTTGGAATTTGGTCCGACCCAACTGCAACAGGTAACACCTTCGACACATCCCTCAAGCAGGGCTTCCGTGCCGTGAGTGGGTCTCGAGTATCTCTCGCATCCTTGACCGAATCCGCTTTTCGTGGATTGCTTCAAGCCGTTTACACCGCCGCAGGTTCCAAAGGTAGTTTCAAACTTTTTGCTGGCCCAAATTGTGTAAACCGAATAACCGACTACACGAGATCCACGACTGCAAACAGTGATTTCAACTTCAACCAAGATGTCAAAGACGGCATCTTGAAGTTGAGTGTCGTTCAGTATGTATCCGACTATGGAGTTGTGGACATTATACCGACTTTGTGGAATGGACGTCGGGACGCAGGAGCCAGCGGAACAAGTACCGCCCTCGGTACCGTAAACACCGACAGAGGTTACCTCCTCCCATCGGATGACACTGTTTCGCTCAAGTTCCTCGAAGGAATGACCATTCAGGATCTTCCTGACAACGGAGCTGGGCAAAGGGCCTTCTCAGAGTGTATGGCCACCATTAGGGTTTCCAACCCTCGCGCACTTGGTTCAATCGTTTAATTTTCGCTATTGTTATTAGCGTTTTAATGGTTGTGTTTTGGGGAAGCCGATTCATGGGGTATCGGCTTCCCCTTTTCTTTTTTAAAAGATGAGTCTTAACATTATAGTAAAGGGTGGAAAGCGAAGTGGTGGAACGTCGGCCGAGGAGATGGCCGCCTATCTTGCCAAACGAGTAGATCGGCAAGCCGAGCAAGAAAAAGCGGGCTACCGAGACAGGGCATTGAAAGCCCGCAAGTATGGCCAATCGGTTGGCGGCGGGAAAAACTTTCGTGCTGTTCGTTCAGTGGACATGGCCACGTATATGAGGCATGAACAGGAACGTCCTGGCTGTATGTCCGATCCCACGTATTCCAAAGACTTCGCCAAATCGAACCCCGAAACGGTAATCGGAAGCTAGATGAGGATAGTAACCTACGATCAATTGAAGACTCGATTCACCTCGGCCATCGGAGTGGATCAACTTTTGGATTCGGAGGAGACGGCATTCAAGAACAGCTTGAACGATCGAGTCAAGGGAGCTTGGACAAGAGCCAAGTGGCCCGAGTTGATGACAGTGGTCGAGTTATCGGTTGCGGCTACGACCTCACCTGTTGCGGCCGACAAAGCCGTGCAAATCGACAACTCTTCGGTCCTTGATGTTTTCGGGGTTTACGACAAGAACCCGTATGCTGACCGCACCGCAATCCAACTCGATTATCGATTGGTCAATGGGTACATCGTTTTACCTGCCGAATCCTCGGCCACTTCAATTTTCGTAGTAGGCAATCAAGTTCCTCCGTCTAATTATGGTGACGGTGTCGGCGAAACGACAGACCTCCCTCGATTCCTCGAAAGATACCTCGTTTTAGCCTGCGTCTCAGATTGGTACAAGGCCGATGGGATGCTTGAAAAAAGCTTGGCAGAGGAGCAAATTGCCGAAGAAACCTTGGCCTTGGAAATCGACAGAGTCGAGCGTCTAGAGGGCATGAACAAAATCACAATCCAAACTTACCCGAGCTATACTCTCGGCATATCAATTCTTCAAACTACATAAATATCATGGGACTATCGGGAATAAATATTTTAAACAGCATGGGCGCCAATGGTTGCGTATATGTCAACGACACGGTCGCACGGACCAACGGAACGGACGGCTTCACGGCAATCCAATTCTGCGAGGACTCGGTCTTGGCCGCAATCACGGGGAAGATG